GATTTCAATAAATTGCTAGGTTTTATTCAAATTTTTACTGATGAAAATGAAGATGAAGCATTTGATGAAGAATCTTTTAACAATATTGATTTTAACATTAATGAAATTAACGAGAGTTATGTACCATTTGTAGAATTTATGGTTAATGTTGGTGAACTTGTAGATGACAGGCAACAGTTCGTAAACACTATGAAACAATTGGCACTTAATGAAGAAAGATTGGAAGTAATTGTTGATAGTTTTTCTTTAATGATTAATGAAATTGGTAATAAGATAGAACAGGGTTCTCAAGGTGTAGAAGAAGAACAGGAAGAAGATGAATCAGATGAGGAATTTTCAGAAAGACTAAGAGAAAGGGAAGAATTTGATGACCAATCTACGGCAGGGTTTGGAAGCATAGCAGATACATTTAGAGATAGTTTGTATAATATATTTCAAGGTATCATGTTTGACGGACTAATGAATCCTAATTATGAACAGGTGGGGAAGGATAAACTATTGAACCTTTTACAAAGAGCCACAGAATCAGATACTAATAAAGCGGGAATCCCCAAAGAAAGTATAGATGGTATCATTAAAATTTTGGAAAAGGTGGAATATGTTATAGATAATCTAAATGATGTACAAAAGAAAGCAATAAAGGCGTTTATACCTAAGGTTACTATTACCGAAGGGCGTGTCCATGTCCGAGAAGGGCAAGACGAAGAGATACAATTAATGTTCAAGGCATTAAGTGAAACAATGGCAGGAAGTAAATTAGGAGATGTAACTACTTATGGTAATTTAAGACTTGATGTAACTATTACTGATAACAGTTTTACCTTTAGTGGGAAGTATAATATTTTAGGAAATGTTAGACCTCAAATTGCTAGAACATACATAAGTTATGGTAAGGATTCTAGAGACACTACTACTGCCGCAGGGTATAAAGTGGCAAACTTAAAAGGTGGTACAATGATTGAGAAAGCCCTTTTAGAAAGTTTAGAAAGGATTCGTATTGCAATAAATACGGTTGGACAGGCGATATAATTATAAATAAGAAAAAGGAGTAATAAACATGGTTAAGATAGTAACACCTTCGGACACGGCACTTAATGTGGTTAATTATGATGGTGGAGTAGGGAGTTATACTACTGCTGTTAAAGTAGCCGCATTACTAGGTATTTCAGATTTTATTTCGTCAAGTTCAGGTACGGCTACATCTCCAACATTGGAAGAAGTAGGGGATTTAATCAGAAGGGCGGAAGATTACATAGATGAATTTTCAAATAATTCGTGGAGAGAAAATCTTGTAGAAAACGAATTTCACGACTTTTCTTCTAGCGATAAATTCAAAAGTTACTATTCGGACTATGTGGGCAAGGTGAGGCTAGAAAATGAGAATATCAGAAAGATTATCCGTATAGCCACATGGGAAGGAAGTGTTTACAAAGACTTAGCATCAGCCGTTGCTACTGTAACAATTAGTGATTACACAAATGTAACTAGTGTGGTACTAAGTATTGGTGGGATAACTTGGACATTGGAAGCAGGTACAGATGGGAATGTAGCAAAGTTTAACAAGTTATTTGGTAAAAGAACTACTGCTATGGAACTTTGTTATCTAATTAATGAACAACCCCCTAGCATTACTTCTACATTTACAGGTGCTACTGCTAATAAAGCATTAGTCGCTAGCACTAAAAATATTTCAGATTTCTTTTACGCTAATCTAGAAGAAGATGAAACAGTTACAATTGTTTCATTACTTCCAGGTTCAGATGGGGAGAATTGCACTATTGTAGTTAATGGGTCGGGTATTAGTAAAACCGACTTCACTAATAAAGAAGAATATGACAGAAATCAAGATTGGTGGGATATGAGAGATACTGGGGATATATTTTTCAGAAGCGATTATCCCATCAGAAAAAAACATTCAATTAAGTTTACCTATACTTATGGTAATCAACGTGTTCCAGCAGTTATCGAAGATGCGGCTACTAAATTAGTAGCATGTGAGTTAATTGCCTCAGATGATTCGTATGTCCTATTAGGAAACGATTCTACAAATGGTATGGATTTAAAGAGTAAATATGATACCTATAAGGCTGATGTAGAAAAGATTCTAAAGATGAAGAAGCGATTTATATACTATTTAGATGGTGATTGATATGAACTGGCAAGAAATCATAAAAAAAAGACAATTATCTAAAAGATTAGGTTTAGGTAAAATACTAACCGAAGCAATAGAAACTTATTTACCTAATTTACCAGACACATTTACTAATTCTGAATTACGAACAGAAGAATTTAAAGAACACTTTAAAAAATTATGTTACGAATATTACCCTAATGAAAAGGGACTTACTATGTGGTTTAATCATAAATCAACAAATTTCATAACACAATTTGCTAAAGCATATATCATTAGTGGAAATTTACCTTTAGAGATAACTTATAAGGATATTAAAAGTGGGGGTGTATCGGGTTCCCCAGTTTACAGAAAAACTGATTTAATTAAATCTGATAAGATAGAAAAGAAAAGACCAAGTTTAGGAAAAAGGTTAGGTTTAGGAAAAATATTAATTGAAGCCATAGAATTATATTTACCTAATTTACCAGATACATTTAGTAATGCAGATTTACAAAACGAAGAATTTAAAAGACATTTTAAGAAAGTGATTTTGACACATCATGGTAATGATAATGGTAGAATTACCTCATGGATGAATCATAAAGCAGAAGAATTCATTAGTCAATTTACTAAGAGATATATTGAAAGTTCAAACTTACCTTTAGAGATAACTTATAAAAGAGATAGCCCAATGTATATTAAAACAGATATAACCAAATCCGATTGGCAGGGTATACTTCAAAAAAAAAGTAAAGCCCGTCGAAAGAAAGGTTCAAAGACTAAAAAAGATGCCTGTTATTACAAGGTTAGAAGGCGGTATAAGAAATGGCCTTCCGCTTATGCTTCTGGCGCACTAGTACAATGTAGAAAGAAAGGGGCAAAGAATTGGGGTAACAGTAAAAAGAAGTGATTATATGATTGTTTCTACTCCCTACATTGAATGTTATGTTAAAAGGTCTTTCCTATCTGGAAAACCCACTTTTAGAAAAGATGAAACCATTTTCGGTGTCATAAAGGCTATAAGATTTATTCGTAATCGTGCGCCTTTATTTGTAATTTACTTTCCATCATTAGGTGCTTTATATGATAAAGTAGACCAATGTTCCATATTTGACAGGGAGGAAACTCCACAGTACCAGATAACAATGAATGACGTAGGTTGGTGGGATTCTATATCCGATAACTGGCAAATGGTTCAAATAGAGGGTCTAAGAAACTGTACCATATTTATGAAGAATAGAAAAGATGAGATAAGAAAGGGTACTTATTTATGGACTTGCGACCCCTTACCAGAAAGAAATGTAGACTATGGACTTTCGCAAGTTTGGAATGAACATAAAACTAAAACCTTTTTCTTTGATGAAAAGTCAGGAGTATTATGTAGTGGTCCAAATAACAAGATTAAAATAATAGATTCAAGTTTATCACCATTAGAGATGCAAGATACATCTTGGTTGAGGGTTTATAACGATAGAGATTATCCAGAAAGAATTACAATGGAAGATGAATCTAGATTCGGAGATACAGAAGAGTGGAGTTATTAATATGTGGTGGAATATATTAAAAAATAATGAAGCGACTAACGCATTGTTAGGAATTTTAAAAGAAAGTCTTGTAACCACTATACCATATCATATTGAATCAATGTCATATATGAATAGGGCTTTAAAACAACCTGTTGATTATAAACAAATTAGAGATGCTTTTGCTGAAACTTGGTCTAATGCTAAAAGGGTTGTTCCTTTAGATGACGGTTGGACTACACGTTTCTTAGGTGATGGTTATTCTTTTAATCAAGTAAATTGGAATGTCATTACTAAGGAAGTAATGAAAATGTATGATAACATTATTGATAATATTTGAGGTGTAGTTATGGAAGATTGGTTTGATATTATTAGTAAGAAAAGTAAAGCCAGAAGAAAGAAGCATTCTAAAAGAACTAAGAAAAAGAAAAGGCGAAGTGGCGATAACTTTAAAAGAGAAAAGGATGAGGGATTACATGGTTGGTTCTCAAGAAGAGGCGGGAAGCAAAAGAAGGGCGGTAAAACTCAAAGTGGTTGGATTGCTTGTGGAACTTGCAAAGATAAAGGAGGACCAAAACCTTGTGGAAGAACAGATGCTTCTAAAGGAAGAAAGAGAAGGTGTAGACCTACTTGTGCCGCTTGTAAAACTTATAAAAGGAGGAAAGGAAAATGAAGTGGGATTCTATTTTAAAAGCGGGTAACTGTTATATGTCAGCCTATTCGTATGTTTTTGATGACCATATTAAAAACAATGGAACAAAACTTTTATTAGTCCATGCCGAAGTAACAGGAACAGGAGGAAATGTGGCAAATATTAAATACGGTCATGCTTTTGTTTTAGATGGTGATTACGTTATTGATACAGAAGCGTTGGCTAAAGGACTTCAACATCGTTATCCATATGAAGAATATTACGCAATTGGTAAAATTGAAAATGAAGAAATTTACAATTTCAATGAATTGTTAGCCCATTCACAAATAAATGGTCATTATGGACCCTGGCCTCCTGCAAATGAAGAAGTTAATAGTATGATAGATATGCTTAGGGGGAATAAAAGGTGATTTGGAAAGACATTTTAAAATATAATAAAAAGTTGGGTTGCACAGTTCGTGTAAAACTTACCCCTGAAATGCAAAGGGATATTGATTTAGTTATAGGAAAAATAATGGGGGATGTTTCTATGAAGGATAAAGTAAAACAGGTATTAACAATAGACGGTAATGAACTGTTTGTATCTAAACCCCACAGTAGAGATTTAGAATTTGTAAATTGAGGTATTAAAATGAATTGGAAAGACATACTAAAAGACGATTGCGGGTGTGGTTGTAATTCTTGTGAAGAAGAAGAGGAGGAGGAAGACTTTTTAAAGGCTTCTAAAAAACCACAAATTAAAAGAGTTAAAGGTGGAGTAATGTACAGGGGAGAAAAATTTCCTGGTCTAAATAAACCTAAACGTGCGCCTAAGGGAAGTAAGAAAAAGTATCGGGTCTTGGCTCATGTAAAAGGAAAATATAAAATAGTTTCATTTGGTGCTAGAGGATATAAGGACTTCTTACAACATAAAAATAAAAAGCGCAGGTCTAATTTTAAATCAAGACATAATTGTGATGAGAAGAAAAACAAACTAACGGCTGGATATTGGGCTTGTAATTATAATTGGTGATACTATGAATTGGTGGGATATTATTAAAAGAGATATGGAAAAAATTAGAACTTCTACTGGCGACAGACTAAGAGTGAGAGATGTAGGAAGATTTCAAAATCTCTTAAGAACTCTACTTATAGAACACGTTATTGATGATTTAGACCAAGCAGGAAGGAGATATAAAATTCATTTTAAGGATAGACAATTGATTGGTAATTTTTACGAATTCTCTATGTCTATTAGGCCAAAAACCGCAGACGGAAGACAAGTACATTACAACTTTACATTATTGGAAAACGATGAGGGAGATTACGAATATGCCCGAATATATGGTCCAGAATTAAACTTAACTGATGAAGATATTATTGAAAGTGAATATGAACTAATGAAGATTATTCACGAAGCCATTGGTAAAATTGTGTATCAAGATGCCCCTAAGTCAATTGACATAAGAATAAAGTCTGAGGATGAAAAAACTATTAAAGAGATTGCCCTAGAATTAGAAACTGCAAATCCTGGTTATGAATACGACTTTAGTTTAGGTCGTTTAATTAAGAAGCCTAAGGGTGAATATGCAGAAGATATTGCTAATATTTCTCAAGAAGAAAGACAAGAGAGTAATAATACTATTGAGGAAAGAATGGAAATGGACACGGGGCTAAACATAGAAGGTTTCATTAATGAAATTAAAAGAAAGGGTGGGTTTAATGGTCAGTCTTAAGAAAATGAGATTGAGACTTGAGGAAGTTAAAAACGAATTAGAGATGGATTTAGATAGAATAATTCAACAGAATAAAGAACTAGAAGAAATTAGTGAAGAACTTTTAGGTGAAAAATTATCTGATGAGATTATTGAACAGGTTGTAGAACAAGAATTTGTTGCCACGATTACCCGAAGAATAAAGGAGGCTTTTGAATGAATTGGAAAAAAATATTAAAAAATATATTTCCAGAAGAAGGAGAAAGCATGGAAGAATTTATGGAAAGAACAGGTACTGATAAAAAAATAATTTCTCCAGAACAAATAAGAGGTTTTAAAAATAGACCCACAAAGCCTACTGAACTACAAGAAAGGGATGCTCGGTTTACGAAAAATACAAATGACTTCTCAACATTAATAGAAAACGAATATTGTCATTATGTGGATGAATATAATTTAGAACCTAAATCATTAATAATTGTAGGGGAATTTAATAAACCATTAGATGAATTTGTTTATAAAAGACATGACAAAACTACTGCTTATAATTTAATTCATACTATTTATTTTAATAAATTGTATAACATTGTGAGAGAAAATGGGGGTAACTTAATTCTTAATGATGAATTATATAATACAGAAATTTTAAATATGGAACATTAGATAAAATATCATCAAAAACAAAACCAGATAATAATTATGATTTAATAGATATTGATATGAAACAGGTAAATAGTATTTTAGGGACAGCATGTAATTTTTTAGATGGTATGTTTAAGGTATTTTCACTATCAGCCCCATTTAAAAGTTATATACATGGACAACGTATAGAGAACAGTAAGAGTAGTCCCGATTGTAAAAAACTTTTAGAGTCGTTACCTTCGTACAAGGGGCGAGAGTATTCTAAGGAAGAACGAAGTCAAATACCTACGAGTTTATTTAATATTTTACACGATGCGGCTAACGAACTTATTGAACAAAACGATTCCTATATAGTTCATGGAGTGTGTAAATTTCATATACCCAGTTATTATCGTTCACAGATAGGTAAAGTATACACCGTCTTTTTCAGTACAGAAGAAGAAATGTATGGGTTAATTAAAAATTATAGAAATTTAATAAAATTATCATCGGGCGAAAAATTAATGGCAAACGGAACTAAGAACATAAGAGTATCAAGATTTAGACCACAACTGAATAGATTAGGTGAAAGGGACATATTGAAGACTTCGTATGTAGGTGTAGGTAAATTTCCAAAAGTAATACCTAAATCGTCAAAATTATTCAAAGAAGAATTTAGTCGGATATTTGATATAGCATTTTCAAATGAAATTACAGATAGAGAAGAACAAAGAATTAAGGGAGGTTATCGAAGTAGGTCAAGTTTGATTCCAGAATGGTTTGATGAAGTGGTTAAAATACTTTTACAAGACGAAGTAGAAAACTTCTTTACTAAATTAATGGATATTATCGAGCAAGGTACAAAAAACGGTTTATCAAAATCAGATTATACTGAATGGTTTATGAGAAATATGTACTATGCGTTAGATAATATAGATGAGTTAAAAATTAGTAAAGAGGATTACAGAGAATATATATGGCTTACTATGGAAAAGGTATTTATTGAAACGGCTAATGAAACAATTTATATTAATGTGTACAATGAAGAGGAAGAGGAAGATGCTGATTATATAAAGGAGACAGCGTTAAATTATATTGATACATTTTTCAACGACTTTTCACACGAACTTTTAGATGATACAGATATACAAACTGTTATAGATTATATGAATACTGGACCTTCTGGTGTAGAAAGAGCAAGAATGGAAGCAGATACGAGATATGACCAACAAGATTATAGTGGAAGAGGAAAAGAGTATCAAAGAATAAATCTAGAGGGAGTTGAAAATATGCCAGATGGGGATAGGGAAGAACAGGTATTAGAAGAAAGATTAAGGAGGCCAAGACGTGGATGAAACAACATATTTAATTACACTATTAGACGAATACTGGAATACTGCTGTAACAGCATTAGGTTCAGAAATACCCTCAATACATAGGGTTAAACCACAAATAATGGATATTAGGTCTATGGATTCAACTAGAACTAATGGAAAGGGTGGTAACAGAGTTAGAATTAGTTCTGCAAAAGAAACTACGGTAGATGGAGTTACGCCTTCTAAAGATTTAGTTGTAGTAATGGAAAACTCGCAATCAATAGAATACCCCACAAGAGATTGGTCTGTCCGTAATGAAACTTATAGTATGTCTGTTAGTATTAGAACAAAACAAGACGATAGAAGAACTAATGATAGTGGGAGAGTTTCCCCAAGTGGTTCTACATTTGGAAGAGATAGAATAGAAAACCTTTATAAGATAGTTCGATACATAATCGAAACGAACAGAAGAGGGTGGTTTAGGACAACGGGAACATTGTTCCAAAATATTAAACACATAAACTTTGGTTCAAGAACCGAAAGTAATGATAAGAAAAGTAGAATATTCGGGTATAAGATTGACGTAACACTTAAACGTTTTTCGGTATGTTTGTAAAGTAGGTGAAATAAGATGACGAGTAATAATATATGGATGGACTCTGGGGCGATGGTATCAATGATACCTGAAATGGATTTGTATTTGGGCGACTTCGCAAGTAGTAGTTCAAGTAATAATCAGAATGTAATAACATTAGGTACTGCTTTTACAGGAAAGTTTAGCCTAGTGGCTAATTTGTATAGAGGGTGTTATTTGAACATTTATGTTGGAACAGCACATACAGGTGGGAGTTCTGGTAATTCATTGACTCTAAATCAACACTTTGACCGAGTTATGATTCAATCTAATGCCTCAGGTACAATTACCGTTAATGACTCACTTCCTGCCGATTTTACTTCTGATGAAACAAAATTTTATGGAATTATTGAACATTTTGGAACACCAGTTCCAGCCCCTAGTGCGGCAGTAACAGGTACAATAAGTAGTGCTACAATTAATACTGCTGGTAACAATGTAACTGCTAATTTGGCTATTCTTGATAATACTGAAATTAATGCAGGTGCTTTATCGGGAGGTTCTAATGGGGAAATTCAATTAACAATTTCAGCACATAGCACAACAGTAACTTTTGCTACTGTGGATGCTACTAATTATGAAGATGGAGATACAGATGATGATGGTGGAATGGTTTTTACTGTTGTAGGCACGACAGGAAATGAAACTGTTGGGATAATTTTTAATGATAGTGATGAAGGAAATAAAGCCACAGGTGCGGATAGAGATATTACAATTACAGTTACAACAGGTAATGACGGTGCTACTGTTGCCGAAGCGGTTAGACTTGCTTTGGCTGATGAAGATTTAACTATCACAAGAGCCGCTAATGTATTGACAGTTACAAATACTATTGGAGGACTAGGTGCTACTACAACGGAAGATACTAATGGAGGTGTAACTATAAGTAGCACTACTGCGGGTGGCGTAATTACAGCAGTTACAATTAACAATGCAGGAACGGGTTTTTCTGGTAGTGGAAACTACTCTATTGGAAATGGTGAAATAGCACTTGCTACATCTACTGCGGGTAATCCTAAATTACTTTCTGATACATGGTTAGGATTAACTGAATCAGTTTCTATTCCATCTACTTCTGTTGAAACTAAGGCTATCCCAATTTCCTCTGGTTCAAGAAGTATGACTTACCAATTTAAAGGTATGGAAACAACAAGCGGGGGAAGTTTTTCTGTAACTGCTAATAACTTTTCTTGGCTTTATTACGCATTGGGTAATAAAGAAATTACATCTATTGGAACAGGAACACCTGGCGCAGTTACAGTAAGCGACGAATTTACAACAAGTGGTCTATCAGCAACTAACTTTGTTTATGATACGGATGCACCGACTGTTGGATTTAATAGAGTAGAAGGTAACACAATTTGTCCACCTCTTAATCCTATACTTGTTCAAAATACTGCAAATGTTAAAAAGGTTAATACGGGTACTTTAACTGAAAAAATTACCTATGCTTTGACAGAATCGAATAGCGAGGACTTACCTACATTTGCTCTAGAATATACTCTTAAGAAACCCGACAGTCAATCTACTGTTGCCGTTGATGCGGGTTCACAAATTTTACCTAGTGGTATGAGTGCAAGTAAGGAAACTGTGTATTCTAAGATTTATCCAGGTTGTATGGTTAGTTCACTAACTTTAGAGGCTTCCGCAACACAAGAAGTTAATATGAATGTAAACTTTGAAACTAAAAAGACATTTGTAGCACCCACAAATTACGATACTGCGAATCAAGTAACTGACGTTAGAGACTTTGTAAACTTTGGTTCACCTCAAGGTGGTATTGCTAATGAAGATGAAATATTGTTAAGACCTTTCTTCTTTTCAGATGGTACTATCTCTATGTTTGGGCAAGATTACATTCGCATAGAAACTATGTCTTTAGAAATTAATAACAGTATAACACCAAAGCGATTTATAGGAAGATATGATAAAACTAGCCAAATGCACTTTCCAGGCCAAAGAACCTATAATCTATCCTTTACTGGGCTAGTAACAGATTCAGCCGTATTTGATGCCCTTCGGGAAACACAAGCCTTTTCACTAAATGGAACTGATGGAAACCAAATTACTCTAAGATTTACAAAAGAAGCAGGTTCTACTGATGAATCATTAGAAATGGTTTTCCAAGACTACATGGTAACTACTGCTGATTTCCCACTTACTAACGATAAGGGACCAATTTCAGTATCATGGACAATTGTACCGCTTAAGTTAAAGAGTTGTTCACACGTAACTAACTGGATTATTCAAGGCTAAATCTTATAAGCCTCCAGCACTTGCGTATAACTAGGAGAGATACTCTATGGATAAAAAGACGTTGAAAAATAAGAATTTGCTATTTGCCCCTACTGAATCACAAGTGCATTACGTTAAGGTTGCACCAGATTCAGATGAATACCTAAAGGTTTGGATTAAAGAACCCACCTTCCTACAATTGGAAAAGGCTCAAGCCAAACTCATCAATTTAAACTCACGGACAAAGGATATTAGTCTTGAAATGGACACACTTTTCAGATACCTTTGGGAAGCCTTTGTAGAAAAGACTGAACCTTCTCTTTCTGCTATTGAAATTCTCAGACTCAATCCTTATGTTGGAAATCAAATTAAGGATATTTTACCAGACCCCTTTAATTTAGAGGGGGATGAAGATTTAAAAGTGTCTACCGACAAGCCTTAATTGGAAACAAAATAGATAATCCAGTAGTCGCATCACGCATAACTTTATATATCTTGGCAAAGGAACTTAATATTAGTCCCGCTGAGGCGTATTCTTTGCCTTACAGCATGATAAGGGACTTTATGATTCTTTTTTCAATTCAGAAAGAAGAAGAGACTAAACAGATGGAGAAGATGAAGAATGGCAGACATAGATAAATTAAGAAATTATCTTAATGATATTCAATCTGGAATGGAAAGTATTAATGATTTATCTTTAGAAATTGAAGGTCAGTCTGAAACTTTAGTTAAAAACATAGCAAGTTTTTCTGGTATTGGTACAAAGGGCGGTATTATACGTTCTATTGTTACTAGGGCTAGTACAGGTACAGGTCTATTTAACGTAACTCAAAGGCTTACTTCCGCTTTACTCCTTATTAGATATATTGATAAATCACAAAAAGATAGATTAGCGGAAGAGAAAGAATTTAATAAATTAATGGCTAGTAGAGAAAAAACTATGACCAGAATGTATAGAATGGAAAGAGACCATGAAAAAGCCCGTTCAAAACAGTTATCTGTATTAGATAAAGAAAGATATTACAACGATGAATCCATAAGAATGAAACTTAAAACAATGTCTATTGATGATGCTATTTTAGAGAGTAGTGAACAATTATTAGGGGCAACTAAAAAACTTAGAAAGGCGGGAAGAAAGGCATTAGGTGGAAAGGCTCAAAAATTGTTATTGTCAGGTGGTCTTAATACTTTAGGAGTTAGTAGATTTAAAGGTGGGGCGCAGGGTGCAGGAATTCTAAAAATGGGTGCTAATGAATTAAAAGCGCAACAAAAAAGAGCCAGAGGTATTAGAACAGAAGAAGAAAGTACGAGAGATGAATATAATGTTTTAAAGGGTGAATTTAATCAAAGAAACATAGTACGGGAAGCAGTACAAGTAAAAAATCCTAGTGTTTTTGCGGGATTAGCAGGTTTTGATGAACCTGAATTTATAACGGAAATGCAAGATGTTGATAAAGGGTATAAGATAGAAGGTGCTGAAAGAGAAGCGGCTAAAGAAGATTTAAAATTTATGAGAGAAGCCATAAGACACATGGAAAAGACTAGGGAAGAAGTAGATGATAATTTAGATAGATTAATAAAAGAGTTTCTAGAAGATAAAAAAGATATTGAAGAAAAGACAGGTATTAAGGTGGGTTTACAAAGTGAGGCTGATATTGCGGTGTCTGGTGCAACTACTTTGTCTGATGAAGAATACCTTAGACAACAACTTGATAATGATTCTTCGGTAATTGGAAGTTTAGAACAATTAACTCTCTTAGGAAGTGCGAGGCTAAAATTAGAACAAACTAGAGATAAGATAAAAGAGAGAATAGATAAAATTAAAGGCTATTTTGGAGGGGATGATTTTAAGATGTTAAGGTCATTTATGTTTAAAGGTCTATTAGTATTCGGAGGTTTAATATTAGGAATGTCCGCTTTTGTCGCACTAATATTTATTTTATACAAAGCAGGAATAGGTGAATGGTTAGCCAATACAGGAAAACATATAGGTGAACTATTTGAAAAATATAGTTACTTTTTAGAAATGTTTGTGGATGGTTTTAAATTAATCTTTGGTGGCTTTTGGGATATTTTTACAGGTTTTATTGGAGTAGTCTTTGGATTACTTTCGGGTGATGGTAATTTAATTTCAGAAAGTTCTGATAAATTCTTTAGGGGATTAGGAAAATTAGGTGAGGGTATTATTAAATTATTAGTAGGGGGTGTCGTATCAGGTATACAGTTANTTGGTTTTACTTTATGGGGAATGGCTGAGGCTTTCCTTACAGACATTTTAGGTAAAGCCGAAAGTGTTGGTGGTATGGCTGGTGGTGTGTTAGGTGGTGCGGCAGGTGCATATAGTGGTATGAAAGCAGGTGCATTTTTAGGTGCTAGATTAGGACCAAAAGGTGCATTAATTGGTGGAACAATTGGTTTTATTGCAGGTGCAGTTTCAGGAGGTAACTTGGGTGTAAAAGCAGGTGATAAAATAGCAGGAATGGAAACTGGTGGAGTTACTAGTTCTAGTGGTACTTTCTTAGTAGGTGAAAGAGGACCAGAATTAGTTTCATTACCTGGAAATAGTAGAGTATACAACAATTCAGATACCTCTAGAATGATGAGTCCTACAATTAATATTAACGTAACTGGAAGAGTGGGTGCATCAGATACAGAACTTAATGATATTGCCCGTAAGATAGGGCAAAAGATAAATACTCAGATGAACAGGTATAATTCAAGCGGATTGAGGGGTTAATATGACAAATGCAAATCAGGTATCGAGTAACTTTGGCACAGACGGTTTTGGTTTAGACCACACAGTATTCTTACAATTTTCAGAAGGTAACAATACTACTGATGGCGCACAATCAAATAGAATAATGTTAAAGGCTGAGAATATATCTATTGACACTTCAAGACAAGTTCCCCAAATACCCATTCCTTTTTCTGGAACTATTACTGGTGAATCCACTTCTCTAAGTATTGATATGGGTATCGCTAGTAAAAGAATTACAATTCAAGGGATTATTACAGACCAATATATTAAAAAGAATTTTGCCGACGATACAGTAGTAACAGTTAATCTTACTGCCCACGAAGTCGCTCAATTAATGCACTCAGCAGTAGATTCTTCTGCATTTCAACAACAACAAAACTTTTCTCGTCTATTTGTTCTATATCCTTCTAGAGTTGGGGATGATTATACTTATAGGTCTGGAATAGATGCCAATACAGCACAAGACCTATGCCCTTTAATTCCATTTGATTATAAATCTAGGGCTAAAGATGCTTCACCTGCTCAAATAGGTTCATTTGCAGATTCAACAGATGGGGGAGATAATTACAGGGGTATTACTGGAGTAGTAGAAAGTTTTGGTACTACAATAACTCCAGGCCAACCCTTTGTAAGTTTTAATCTCTCATTCACACAATCCTTCGTATTTACAGGTTGATTATTATGGTATACACAGTATTCTCTAAAGATAGAAAGTCCTTGCAGTTTCCAGTTATGTGTGATGGGTATATTACAATACCTAGACATTCTGGTAACACACCTAGTCAAGAAATAGGATTGTGGTCGCATTCTGGTGGTTTATCTTTTGAGGCAGTTATTACTCCCTACGATATAAATGGTAATCCAGATAACTTTAATGCCACACAAAAATCTCTTTCTAGAGACACTCAAGGGGAGGCTTATTTACCAGAAGCAAATAGAAAAGACCACGAAATGGTTTTATTTTACAATACAAATTTAAAAATAAGTTTAGATATGGTTGATAATTATACTAATCCTTATTTACCCGCTAGTTATAAACTAAAGGTTGATATGAAAATTGGACTCACAACAACATCTTTATCTTCTGAAACTATTATAGCACCTACTTCTATTGATGAATCTTCTCTTATCCCCACCTCTTATCTTTATAATAATCACACCGCCTATGCTAAAGACTCATTAAGAGATGTTTCAGCCCACAATGTTGCCGCAAATACAATAACCCTAAACGGAACACCAAGTATAGGTGCTGGATATACTGTTTATAAAGATGATGGTACTAGTTTAGGTACAATTACATCAGTTTCTGGTAATGTATTAACAACGGATGGATTTACTAGTTCACTTTCAAATGGTATTGATATTTTTCACTCCTTACCACAAGAGCCACTTTATGCTAATAGTACACACCATATTGCCTTTTCTTATTCTCCTCAAGGGTTAATGCAATTATTCTATAATGGTAAATTAGTGGGAAGCACTACTCATGGGGTTGGTGGTAATTTTTCCATTGATACTTCGGATTGTTATATTGGGCAAAACCCAACTGCAAGTGGATATTCAGATAGAAGAAAAACACAATTTATGGGCGAACTACATGAAATAAGTATATTGGGAATTTCAAAAACCCAATTCAGAAGTACAAATACTCTATACCCATTATTTAAAGAAATATTATTATATATGGATTTTGAGGAGGCTAATTTAAATGGCTGATGAACTTTATGTATTAAATGAGGGAACTACTATTCCTACTGACTTTACGGCTACTGTTAGTGCAGGTACATTTAATATTAAAACTGGCGTAAATCCAATTGCAATTAGTAAATCTTCTACTGCTTCTACTACATTAGGTATCAATTGTTATGAGGTACATTCAGATGATACTTCTAGTATGGGAAGCGGTACAGTTACTAGTAGTAAATTAAATAGGTTATTTCCCGTTAGCACTACTGTTGCTGATTATGCTGATAACATTATTGAAAATCACGGATATAGAGTTACAATAGATACTGGAAATGCTAGTGGTTTAACATTGGCTGATACTAAAGATTACTTTGTTGTAATTTATGCCGATAACGTAAAGAAACATCATGTGGCTAAGATAGAAGAACAAACTCAATACGATGGTAATAATTACCACTTTGAATTTACACCTAGATTAAAAGAAAATATCACAGCAGGTACTAAGGTGGCTATTTATCAAGGTCCAGATAAAACTGATAATATTGTAGCAGTTGGATATGGGCTGTTAAATGATGTGGATGTATCAGATACAGTTACCACTTCTACTAGTCCTGATAACATAAGAGTAAGTAGCACGAATATTTCTTCTAGTTTATCAGTAGGAGATACTATAATTTCTTCTGATTTTGCTGGGGGAACAACAATTACAGCGATAGACGGTAGAGATATAACGCCTAGTACATCCCCCACCACATCGGCTAGCGGTAGAAGTATTGTATTCGCTAGAGAAGAAAGACATGATAAGTATGTAGAAATTAGTAGACCTACGTTCTACTTTTATTCAGATGATAAATTAGACCATGATAGAAAATATACGTTATTGAAAACATCTACTAACTTTTCAGGAACTAAAAAGTCTGTATTTAAAACAGCACCTATAAGTTCAGACATGATTATTGACAAGGGGTTCTTTACTCATCATGGAGACCTAACGGATAATAATAGAGCAAATGATAATCTATCCACTCCTAGATTTATAAATGCGTATAATGCACAAGGTTCTACATACACATTTGACGAAACTACATGGGCAAGTTCATCTAGAAATATTTATAGTTCTGATGGTGGATTGTCCACTTATATCACATTCATTGATTCACCTACTAAAAATCAAATTCATTCTAGTCCTTATTACGTTAATGTAAATAAAACTGTTACAAATAAAGGTAATTTGGCAGAAATTAAATTCTTTGATACTGAAAAAATATTAGATAAAAAAATTAATTCTTATGAACAATTTAGAGTAAAACAATTAATTGCAGAAAAAAATCTAGACAGTACCGCAAATAATCCATTACCTGGAACTTGCAGTAAAACGACTAGTAATACATTTACTGTTTCTGGTCTCGTAGGTGGGGAAGATTGGCGCAAAGTAATGTTTGACGGAAGTAGTGCATATGAACCTGTATTTATTGGTACATATTATTATACTATTACTGGAATAACTGCACCGTCAGCAGGGTCTCAAGTAGTTACAATTGGTAATAAAAGGTTGATAACTTCAAATGCCTTTGCGGGTTCAGCAGTTTTAGAAGCCATGTCTAGTGCAATTGCATATAGAAAAACATGGAGTCCAGTATCGCAAACCTATATAGCGGGACATCAAATTGATACTCAAATATCCTATGCTGATGCTATAACCAGAAACGGTAATACTGTAACTTCTGCTGATTCGGATGTTAATGGTGTTGAGTATTTATTAGAAAATGCCGATAATGAAGTATTTTTAGAAGTAGAAAAGGGCGATAAAGATACTGGCTATACTAAACTAACCTCTAGACCTGCATCCAATTTTTTCGCTAGTAAATATTTAAACGATTCTATTAGTGGTAAATTGTTGATAAATAATTCCATATTTGACGGGTTTGTTGAAAGTAGAATTGCAGATGTTAAACAGGCTTTCAAGTATGAAATTGTGGGAAGAGATTCCATTAATAAACTTTTAAATACTAACCTAGATAAAAACTACGTTCATAGTCAGGAATTTGTTTACACTACTTTTAGTCCATACGTTGGGGATAACACTAGTAACACAGAATTAGAAAGTGTTCCCTTAGTGGTTAGTAGTATATCTGGAAAAGTAATAACCACCATTCAAAACCCCACTACTAGATTATCTTACGGAGATACTATTGCTTTTGAATTGAATGACGATAGATATGTAGTTCTAGGTGTAGTAGAGTCTACTACCAGTAGCCCTAATACTGTAACTTTGATGAAAGATTGTTATATAAGTGATTTAACTAATAAAGGTTCTACAACATTAGGTATTAACTCAATATATAGAATAAGAAAATCAATTATACCTAGTAAAAATTTAGAAACTACACCTAGAATTACTAACAGGGCTACTAGTTTAGCAGGAACCTTAGATAAAGGAATAGTGTTTGGAAGTGGGAGGGAATTTTCCTCTACTGGTGATACTAATTTGTTAATACAAACTAAGGAAACTAATGTAGAGAATGGATATAATATTGATGATTTATTAACACCTATTGTTAATAGCGATGGTGAATATTTAGACTTCCCGTTAGGATTTAAAACTACTTTAAACATACCCGCCTCTACACCAGAAATGGAAATTATTTCCTCGCTAAATAACCCAAACGGTACGGTAAGTTACGAATTAGGTTATGTTTCTCCAATTGTTTTGGGTATGGTTACTAGAAATACTAACGATTTCTTTATTGATTCTTACCCTAATATTAGAACGCAACCTATTAGATTAATTAACGGTCAGGGATTACCTGATGGGGGTTTTTTACATTTACTGAGTAGTTATAAAAATTCTGATAATAGCCCTAAGACATTTAATAATATATTTTCAGATGACCCTGCATATGGTTCTACTGTTAAATCACAATACGCTTTTAGATATAATCAACCTATATTTAGATACGCTAATATGGTTAAAACACCTGAGCAGTTAATTTTACAACCTTATTCACATAAGTATCATAAGGGCAGTTCTAGTAGGTTTGAATCAAATGAATACACTTCTAGTAATTATTCTAGAAACGATTACTATGAAAATACTAAGAATATTAACTTTTATTTATCTTCATATAAAATAACTAAACAAAATATAGATTATGATAAAGATAATTCATCCGATTGGCTAAAGGGTTATCCAAAGGAACAAACTGGTATATACCCCCCTTTAGGGTCTAGATTTTTTGATATAGATAGAGTACCTACATGGTATTATAATTCTGGTTCTTTTTTTGGTAATAGATTTACGTCATCTGGTTTTAATAACCTAAGTCAATTTGTGGGTAAATTAGAATTACACGACCCTAGCGCACTTTCTATGCACTTATTTTCATTAGGTGATGTATACCCCGAAAGTAAAACTAATCAAAATAATATATTTTACACAGGAAGAAATTTAGAAGACTATTCTATTATATTTAAAAGAAATAAAACTGAAAATAATGAAAATAATAACGAGGGTTATGATAGTTTTACAGACCTAAACTCGCCTCTTAAATTGAATGTATCTTCAAGAAAGGATGAAGATTACCATGTAGAACCAATAGCGAGTTCCAACGGTGATAAAGTTAGATTTAATTTAATGAGACTAACTGATGTTACATTAGATATGTTATTTAATGAAGTAGATTATGAAAATTATAAAGTTGGGGATAATTCAACCGAATTATCAGATGTAGCGTTAGGAGAAACCTCATTAAATGCGGGTATTAATCCTTTAATTTTAATTAAATCATTCCCACAAGCGGGATTACATAATGTAGACGTAAAGGTTGGTACTGCACATAACGATGCTGATAAATTAAATGTAACTTCTACTGATTGGTTTTGGTCAAACCCTATAACTTCATCAGCACCTTATAATTATTATATTTATTATTATGCTGGGATTCTCAATGTCCTCACTTATGTAGGTTTAGTTTCTGCCGCTACTGGAGGGGTTATAACCTTTACTGGCTCAATAGACCAATCAGTAGATGTACAACATACAGTTTTATATGTTCAGATACATCACAATACAATTAACACAAGTAGTAAAAATACTAAAATGCTTTTAACTAAGGATTCCACCGTACCTTATTTCCCAGAAACTACTGAGGCCGTAAAGCATAATTATAATAAAACTGCTATTTTTGCTAACTCAAATTTAAGCCCCGATAATAAAAACCACGCTGATGACACCTTTAACACAACTGAAAGTTATAGTGCTAGAAGTTATATATTGAAAACGCCCATATTTAAATCTACATTAGGAGATACAGAATTCGTTCATAATAGATTAGCGACTACATTGGCTACTCCAGCAGAAGCGAGTCATTTTAGAATGAACGTTAATGCTAATGTTTCAGGTAATACAATTACTTTAACAGATGGTGATTCTAAACTTACACAATTTTTCGATACTCATATAAAAACAAGAATAGGGGTAAATGCGGCTAATAGTGTTCATACATGGTACGATATCACAGGTTCAACTGGAGCACACCTAGATGCAAGTGATACTAATTTATTTACAGTTAGAGCAGGAAACGTTGCTTCTGTTTCAACAGGAACAAAGGTAAATTTTAGAGGAACTATATATACAATTATTAAATTGGCATCCCCTACAACATTTAGAGTTAGCCCTAATCATAATAGCACAAATTCAGATTTAACAACTACTATTGAAACAGCAATATACGAAGCAACTGGGTCTAACAGTTTCTTTATCCAAATATCGGGTTTAACCACAGATACCTACGATAATAGATTATATAAGGTTACTAATGTTACAGATACAGTATTAACTTTAACAGATATGGCTGGTGGTGCGGCAAATATGACAACGCAAAACGGGGTAGATATTACATTGTTTTCTTTTTACGCTAAAGGAAGTTCTTTAGCAGGGGTGGGTGCAGGTAATCCTGCGGCATATAACTCCCAATGGGTTCAATCTATTAACGGTGTTGATGAACCCTCCGTATATTCAGTATTTGCTAACAACATTATTCCCCATAGGGCTTTTTATGATGGTGAAGATAGATTAGACTACAAGGGATTAGATACAATAGTCGCTAAATTTCACAACGTTCCACAAATGGCATCGAAGGGAGGTTATGCTATGCTTACTCCTGAAGTTACAAATATTAGAGGCGCATATTGTTCTGATATATTAAATGTAGGGGAAGAAAAAATTGTAGATTATAGGTTAGGAACTCATTCTGGTAACACACAAAGATGGAATAAAGGAGTATTTATAAAATTCAATTCTGCTAGTCAAGGTATATTATCTGAAAATTATTCCTTTGGTTGCGACCAATATTCACATAAGATATACGGAGGTGAAATATTTTTCAAACCATATTTAACATATGATTCAAGCGATACTGTTGCTGACACTACTTTAGGAAGTGATGAAAAAATGCTTAAATATGATATTGTTTCTAATTGGGGTTCAGGTACTAACACATGGATAAATTATTGTAATAATTTAACAGGGTATTATTTTTATAGTGAAGGTGCAAATGATAAGGAATTACATAAAATTATTTCTCATGAAATAAATAGAACTGAACCTAATGTATTTAGACATTTGATAAAAATAGATAATACTGGTAATTTAGGTAGTAATGAAATATTGAGACTAATGAGAATTAATCAAGTGTGTATGTATGATTTTACACCTAACACTATATCTCTAAATAAACCATATATAAAATACACTAAAGTTTGTGATGCAAACAGAATGCAAAGTGAAGGAAGCGATGCTACTAGATATAGTGCAGAAGATAAAGATACTACTAACGCTGTTAATCAAGATGGACAGGGTATGGTATTAGACACTACAAGAGAAGGTGTAAAGTCAATGTATGTTTTAATAGACCCTGATGGTAATATTAATACTGATTTCTTAGAAACAAGAAATTTGACTGATGCTAACTATGGTGCATTGACGTCTAGTGCAATAAAAATGAGCGCAACAGATGGTGTAAATAAGTTTATAACTTCTGTATCTAAAAAAGGGAGTGCTATTTTAGAATTTTCAAATATTAAAAAATTACTAGGAACGCCTTCATTTGGTTCTACGTTTACCATCACCGTGAATAAATCTCCAGGTTTTAGACCAGATACCGCTTGTATAGGTTCATCATTTAAGATTGTAGATGAGTTAGAAAAGGTTATTGATGATGCCTTTACTATTAATGACATTACTTACACAAAAGACACAGAAGCCGATACCTATTTCGGGGCTTTTAACTTTACGGGACAATCGTTATATTCTGCCACTAACAATCTACTATCGTATAAAAATAAAGAAATTCTAGTAGATGGGGAAGAAATTAAAATTGTAGATAAAGAGGATAGTAAAAAGTATAGAGATATAATCCTATCGTCTAAAGATTCCACTTACAGTATCACATCTATAAATAATAACATTTCCCTCTTCGATAACTTTGACGAAGTTATAGTTATTGGAGATGGAGTAAGGGGTATTGCTAGAAACCCCATAGATACCTCTAATTCAAACAGAACGGTCAAAAGTAAGGAAATATACGACTACTCTATATTAGACCAGAAACAGGCTAATTTAAAGGCCGTACAATACTTAGATGTATTTAATTCCGCTAACACTTCTATTGAAATTGAAGTTGCTGATAACGTGCCGTTCTTAAAACCTGGACAAATTATTGAATTAGAATTTTCTGAACAGAACATTCCTAGAGGGGATTACCTAGTGATAGAAATAGAAAAAGAATTTGGAAGCCCCACTAAGTTTACACTTTCAGAATATAATAAAGATTTAGCAGGAACTTTCGCTACTCTCATGGGTGAGATTAGAAACTTACAAGGTTTCACTAAACAAAAAGTTTATACGACAACGACTATTCCTAGAACTAAGAGAGACAAGGTTAATATCAAATTTGTCAAGGCTACTGGCACATTGACTTCTAATGTAACCACGACCAGTACAATAGGATTTGGATATACAATAGGATTTAATTCGGAGGTTGGAGTATGATAACAAGAGAAGGAAGGGTAAAGATAATGGCTACTATGGCAAGTACATTTACTAAATATAAAGTAGGTTCGGGTGGTGATTCTACTAATCCTAATGCTGGTGATTTAGATTCCCCATTGGGAAGTGTAGGAAGTGTAAGTCCTACTGCGGTTGGCATTTCTACACTTGAATTTAATTTTAGTATTAATGGTTCAGACTTCTTAGGACATACAATTAAAGAAGTGGGTATTTTTGATTCGACAGGGGCGCATATGTTAATTAGAACAAACTACGATGGCTTTGGACCACTTTCAGCAACAGATGTAGTTCAATTTATTATAACAGTAGAGGTAGATTAAAATGGTAAGTAATATAGGTAAGATAACAGATTTGGCGGCAACGCCATCTAAAGGATTAGTAGACGGTACAGATAAATTGCACTCTGGTATTATTAAAGTATTAGAGTCTTTTTCACAAGACAATATGTGTGTAAGTCATGCAGGTTTTACTATTACGGATGGTGGAGATTACACGCAGTATAATTTAGCCCAACCAATTAAGTTTAGAGCCAATGGGCAATACGTTAGTTATACTGGAGGCAATTTAGCAGTAGCATACAGTTCTACTGTTCAAGATTCCACTAACAGTAGATATGATTGGGTTTTATTAAATCCGAATATAGGTGGAACACCTGCTATTGTTATTGTACAGGGAACTGCGGGTACAACCCCATTAGTTTCCGATATTACAGCAGGTTATATTCCTATTGCACTAGTTCATATAACAGCAGGAACTGATAACGATAAATTTGATTATTCTTTCCAAACTTTTACTATGAACTTGAGTAAAAATTCATTATCAATTGGTCATGATGCTAGTGGTTATACTGAATCTGGTAAAATAACAGGAGATGCAGATAGTTTAGATATTGTTTCTACTCCGACTAATTCTGATATTAATATTACACCAAATGGAACAGGAGATATTAAACTGGGTACTTTAGCAATTGATGGCGACCAAACAGTAGGTTCTGGGCAAAACGGCCATGCTCTAATCTATACTCATTCTAATGCTAAAGCCGCTTTATCTGCTTTACCTACGATGTATAGTGATGGTGATGCAATTGCCGCAGTTGAAGGAGAAGCAACACTTAACCTTACAGGTGATGTCAAAATAACTTCTAGTTCTAATGGTAAACCAACTTTAACCTTAGAGAATACTGCGGGAATCGCTTCTGCGGCTAATGAACCTGAAATAATTTTTGATAGAACAGGTGCTTCGGATGCTACTACAAGTGGAGATTTAGGAAGAATACTTTGGAAAGGAAAGGATGATGGAAGTAATACTCATATTTATTTAGGTATTCATGGTGAAGCATTAGATGAAACAGGTGGAACTGAAGATGGTAGAATAAGATTTACTATTGCTAAAGCGGGTGGTGATGGAGTTTCTTCAAGTCAAGAATATTTAAGAATGGCGGGTGGTGAAGGTGTTGTTTTTAATCATAATAAAGAAAATATTGATTTTGCTGTTATGGGAGATACTAACGATAACGTGCTTTTTGTAGATGCAGGAGTTGAAAGAGTAGGTATTGGAACAAATGCACCAACACAAAAATTAGGAGTAAGTGGTGC